TGTCAGTATCCTTGTATCAGATCAGTCTAACATGGATGAGCGTAAAGCACTTGATGAGATTATGACTAAGTTGAGGACACTGGTACAGGAGCTAGATATATGTATGTTTGTAGCCTCGCATCTGAAGCGCGTTGATTACGGCCACGAGGAGGGCGGCAGAACCAAGCTCCATCAGCTTCGCGGATCAGGCTCCATAGGACAGCTATCAGATATAGTCTTAGGGCTTGAGCGAGATGGTCAGGCAGCGGATTTACGGGAAAGACATACGACCACAGTCAGAGTGATTAAAAACCGCTTCAGTGGCCTCACAGGCCCAGCAAATAATTTGTTGTATGGGCTTGACACAGGTAGGTTAACTGAGATACCCCTTAACCATGACGATGAACTGGACGCAGAGGCTTTTTGATATGCTTCTTATCAGCAAGCGACTAAGCATGAAGGGAAAGGGGAACCAATACTGGTTATAAAAATGAACAGAGAAAACCCACTTGTAATAGTAGATGCCGCTTACTTTTTAAACTTCATTAAAAAGGAAACACCATGCAGTACAAAGACATAGAAAACGAAGCACAAGCTCTCTTAGAAATGAATAATGTTTTTGATCTATTATCCTTAATAAGAAAAGACAATGTACTAATTGCTCTATCAAACGATGGGGATGAAGGAGAATTTACGGTTTGGGTAATGGATGCAACACAGGAAGAAGGTTCTACTGTAACCATAATAACTCGAGGTATCATTAATATGTTAGAAGAAGACCCTGATGTAGTGTACCTTCAAGGTGCAAAGGCATCAGAAAATGAGTATGCTAGTTATGGGGAAAATGTTGTACCTTTTTCAGTTAAGAAAAAAATAAAGGAGAACGATCATGATGAAAGATGATTATTGGAATGAGGTTGACAGTTCAGAGCATTACAATCGAAATACAGTAGAGACTATTGATCTTATACGAGACAGTATGGAGCCGCAAGAGTTCAGAGAATACCTTAAAGGAAATATCTTTAAGTATGTTAGTAGGTACAGATATAAGGATCAGGAAAACCCAATAAAAGATTTGTTAAAAGCTAGGTGGTATTTAGAGAAGCTAATAGAAGTAATGAGGGAAGAAAACTTAGCTTCTATGTGGCGGATATAGAGAGAAGATGGCGTTATAGATGAAACAATACAATAAAAAGAATAGAGAGAAGATGGCGTTACAGATGAAACAATACAATAAAAAGAATAGGGAGAAGAAAGCGTTGTATGATAAACTATACAATGAACAGAATAGGGAGAAGATGGCGTTACAGAAGAAACAATACAATAAAAAGAATAGGGAGAAGATACTGTTTTATAAGAAACAGTACAATAAAAAGAATAGGGAGAAGATATTGTTTTATAAGAAACAATATAATGAACAAAAGAAACAAGAGAAACTAAAAGGAAAGAAGATGCATAAGATGATGTTTCAACCTGCCCTACTGGCGTTTCTATTAATGTGGCTCATCTCTGTGATGTTTATCACATGTGATGCTGTCTTTTAAATGAAGGAGAATAAAAAAATGGAGGTTAAGTATGTAGATCATATGGGAAACGATCTGTCTGTAGTAAATGCTGCCCGTGTATCCTTTGGTAAACGCTCTGTTGAATTGGATTTTACAGGCTATAATCAAATAGAGATTGACGGGTATCAGAAGACTATCCCCCATGTCGGTGGCGCAGATCGTAATCTAATTAGATACCTTGCATTGCATAATCATTGGACACCCTTTGCACACACCTCAATAACCTTCTACATTAAGGCCCCAATATTCGTTGCTCGACAATTGGGTAAGCATCAGGTAGGTCTGGTGTGGAATGAGATAAGTCGAAGGTACATTGACACCGTACCGGAACTCTATACACCAGATGAATGGAGGTTAGCCGCTGACGATAAGAAGCAAGGAAGCTCTGATGAAACCGTGGAGTACAGTATACAACCTGCTTATGTGTTTGCTCTACAGTGCTATCAGAACATGTTAGATGCTGGCATCGCACCAGAACAAGCACGTATGGTGTTGCCACAGTCTACATATACTGAATGGTACTGGACAGGAAGCCTCGCAGCGTTTCATAGAGTATGCGTACAACGTATTGCCGGTGATGCACAAAAAGAAACAAGAAAGATTGCAGAGCAAATTGCAGGGAGATGTGCTAAACTATTTCCATTTAGCTGGAGGAATTTAATTGAAGGTGGAGAGTATCTTTAAGTCCCGCAATACTTTAAGGAGTGATGAAATGACAAAGGTATCTACAATACTAAAAGCAAAGGCTCCTAAGATAGTTAACTACGTTACAGAATAGTCTTTCTGGCATGGATGGTAAGAGATTCAAAGCAGCTAGGAAGCACGGGTATAGGTCCGGGTTAGAGTTAAAAGTTTCCCAATACCTCGACACTAAAAAAATACAATTTAAATACGAGGCTATAAAAATAGAGTGGGAAGACTTAGCTTACCGGACCTATACACCTGATTTTATACTACCCAATAACATAATCATAGAAGCTAAGGGTAGGTTTGTTACACAGGATAGGAGGAAACACAGGGAGATAAAACGACAGCACCCTAATTTAGATATTAGGTTTGTATTTGAGAACAGTAAGAGAAAGCTGTACAAAGGCGCTAAGTCCACGTATAAGGAATGGTGCGATAAGTATGGCTTCCTTTGTTATGACAGGATCATACCTGAAAGATGGCTAAAGGAGAAAAATAAAAAAGGATTTGAAAATTTTATAGCGTTTAAAAATAAGAGGAGTACTTAAAATGCCAAGCATTGATATGGGTAAGGATGATTTCCTTATACGGGTGAGTCCCTCCATAGATGAGGAACATAACTGGACGGGTGAAATTGAAATTAATATGTACCTAAGTAGTTTTTCTACTTTATGTGAAGAAGATTTTAACAATCTAACATTATTAGTGAAAGCAATCTGTGCGTCTGTACCTTTATACGAGGAGAACCCAGATTTATATGGTGAAGCTTGTAAGTATGTACAGTTTGCAGAGGGACGATATGAACCAGCCAAGAAGGAAGAAGTCTTCTTTAAGAATAAATATACAACGGAAGGAAGTGTAATCAATGTTGATTTCAGAAAACATGAACAGGGTTCAGGGTGATAGAGGTTAACATCAAACTCGTTCTAAAAATAGATGAGGAAGAATACCCTATTCCAGCAGATGGACATGTAGTACCAGAGATAACTGACTATATTGACGACATGTTTTTTGGTTTAGATGGCGTTACGATACACCGGCTAACAGCAGTACAAAAATAATTTGAAAGGTAATACCTATGGAAGATACACAGACAGCTACTGATTTAGTAGATCAGGTGAATAACCCTGACTATTATAATAAAACAGGTATTGAAACTATCGACCTTATAAAAAATTCTATGTCTGAGGTAGAGTTCCGGGGCTACCTCAAGGGGAATATTATAAAGTATGTTTCTCGGCATATGCACAAGGGGATGCCCCTAAAGGACGTATTGAAAGCCCAATGGTACATAGACCGCCTTGCTGATCAAATGGAATATCATGGAGTTGAAGAAAATGGAACTAAATATTAATCTCATAAATGAAATTTTGAATTATCTTGCACGGCAACCATACAAAGAGGTTGCTCATATCATCAATGGTATCTTACATGCACAACAAAACACACAAGGGGAGTTACCTTTAAATGAAGACTGATTATCAATCATTCATTCATCAGTCACGATACAGTCGTTGGCTTGAGGAGGAAGGTCGTAGAGAGACATGGGAGGAAACGGTAACCAGATTGCTTAACTTCTACAGGGATTTCCTGAAGAAGGAGCATGGCTATAATATGCCAAAGGAATTGTTCACTGATTTATATGTTGCTATTGTGGCAATGAAAGTGATGCCTTCCATGAGGGCTATGATGACTGCTGGCCCTGCATTGGCTAGAAACCATATAGCTGCCTACAATTGTAGCTACTTGCCTGTGGACAGCCCAAGGTCATTCGATGAGTGCCTGTATATTCTAATGCACGGGACAGGCGTTGGGTTCTCTGTTGAGAGGCAGTACATCAACCAGCTACCTACAGTTCCAGATACAATGGAGACAAGCGAGACTTGTATCGTTGTAAGAGATAGTAAGGAAGGTTGGTTCAGGGCGTTCAAGGAGTTGATAAATCTATTGTATGCAGGACAGGTGCCTCGCTGGGACGTATCTGAAGTCAGACCGGCAGGAGCTAAGTTGAAGACCTTTGGGGGTAGGGCTAGTGGTCCCGGACCTCTTGAGGAATTGTTTCACTTCTCTATTGCTATGTTCAGGAATGCAACAGGGCGCAAGCTAACAAGCTTGGAGTGCCATGACATGATGTGTAAGATTGCTGATGTTGTAGTGGTTGGAGGAGTGCGTAGGTCTGCCTTGATCAGTCTATCCAATCTTAGTGATGATCGTATGCGACATGCTAAGAGTGGAGATTGGTGGGTCACAGAGCCTCAAAGAGCCTTCTCGAATAACTCTGTTTGTTATACAGGTGGGCTAGATACAGGGGGCTTCCTACGAGAATGGTGTTCCTTGTATGAGAGTAAGTCAGGTGAGAGAGGCATCTTCAACAGAGTTGCCGCCCAGCAACAGGCTGCTAAGTATGGCCGTCGAGATGCTAACATTGACTATGGCACCAATCCCTGTAGCGAGATCATTCTGCGACCAAAGCAATTCTGTAATCTTAGTGAGGTCATTGTGTCAGAGGATGATACCCTTGCTACTTTGAAAGTTAAGGTAGAGAGAGCTACAATTCTAGGTACGATACAG